CGAATTTAACACCCTATTATTACTCGCGTTCCCTGCAGGAGTTCGGAGTTCTCCTGTCTGATAAAACGTCTGGTAGTTGAGAATCCGTTCCTTCGGCACACCTTGTGCAAGGGCAGCGAAGCCCATGCAGCACATGAGACCATCCGTACCCAGGAGATAGCTCTCGTTCGCTCCCTGTCCCCTGAACCACTTGGAACGCTTTACGACCACATCTACAAGCTTGTCAGTCATCGTCCACTCCAGCCACCAGTGTGAAACTGACGAATGATGTACCCAACGAGTGCAATCCAGACAACACTAGCTAGGAATCCGATGAACATTTGGCCTCCTTCTGGAACCAGCTCTCCAGGTAGTCTGCGGCTTCTTTCGAGATCAGCGGCTCGTAATTGATGTAGTAGGAGTAAGGATCAGTAGGGGCTTCAAGTTGCTTCTTGTGCTGGTACCACTGCTCGAATTCATCCTTTTCAGGCATCCACATACTTCACCGCCTTGATGGGCGATGTGACGGTGCGCTTGCCGTCGTATGGACCACTGTGGAGGCAAAACTCCATGTGCATTCCAACACCAAGCTTGTCACACAGCAGGCAGCTTCCACCCCACGTGCTGCCATTCACGGCGCACTCTGTGGGAGTAGGGCAGTACTTTTCATTCCCCTCGATGGTCCAACTCCCTTCCTCATCCCTCTTGAGGAGGTAGGTGCTGTTGCGGGTCTGAACCTCAACGACTGCACCAGGCATGACGGTTGTAAGGTCAAACACCTCTTTGCCCTCCAGGTCCTTCAGGATCTCATCGACAATCATTTGACCACTTTCCACCACCTCATGTCGTACCTGCCGCGTCTCGCCTTCCTACGCTTTGTCAGCTCGGAGCGCAGGATGGTAGTGATCCACACCCCACGATACGACCGCAAGGTGATGTAGCCTCTGTCCTTCCACTTCGTGTCTTTCATGAATCACCAATACTTCATGAGGAAGTGAATCGCAATGTACCCCAGGATGAACCAGAACGCCACGCCGAGGATAGCAGCCAGCCACAGAACTGCGTTCGCGATCAAGAGTCTCATGTTATCCTCCAAGGGGGACAGCAAGACATGACTCAGGCAAACCATCCCACAACCGGTTTGATGGTAGGAAGCTGTTCACCACAGAATTATGGTGCAGCTTCGAGTCATATCTCAGCACCAAGCCTCCCAGCATGGTGATGCTTTGCTGTCCCCCTTCCCTCAAGCCCCACGCGAGTGAAGCCTAGCTCACCTTCGTCGCATCGTACCCGACCGTCCTGAACATCGCGATCAGGTCGAGCTTGTCCTGCGGAGTGAGCGTCTTGATCTCGTCGGCGAAGTCCTTCAGGGTCTGTCCTGGCTTCAGGCCGAAGAACTGCCTGCACGCACCGATGAACGTGGTGGACTTCATCTCTCCCATGTCTTCGAGCTTCATGTCGACTCCTTGGGCACGAAATGTGTCCTCAACTCACCCTCAAATACAAAAAGGCCATAAGGCTTACGCCCTATGGCCCTTTAGCGCCGACGCTTCCGGTTAGCTGCCGACCGGACAAGGTGTGTACCAGGCGTACGTCACCTGTCCTGTCTCTGTGTTGGTCACCCGGCAGTAGCAACTCTCCGGACTACCATCAAGAATCAGCACGATGCTCTCGGTGTATGCTGTGTTGGCGATACCAAATGCCAGTGCCAACGCCAGCAACAGTCCAAGCACCAACTTACGGTTCATTTTCATTCTCACCCTCATCTCTCCGCACCTCACCAGCCTGATTGTTGAGTGGGTGCTTCTACTATTATACCACGTTTCGCCGATTGTTTCCACACGCCTCGGTAAAGTGAACCTTCAATGGATCGCTCAGTATAGCTAGTGGGGCACCCTGCGGAATGAAGGGCCTGAGCGATCTATTCAAAATTCACCCTTACGTAGGCGTATGAGTCAAAGTAGCCCGCGAGCTTATTGAGCAACGAATACCAACTACCGAACGACTCCACATACTTGATGTCGTCACCACAATAGGTTTCGACAGCCGTGAACGTTTTGGTGTAGATGGTTAGGGTTGTCATAACCTCACTTCTTTGTGGCATCCACGAATGAGCGCCACACCTGCTCCTCGCCCCACACGCTGTGAGGTTCCCACGTGCCACGATACGAACCCGACTGAGCAGCACACCTCACCACATCTGAACCGATCTCACCCGTTGATCGCCCGCGACCAATCCACTTCGCACTATCGCGCCCCTTGACATACCGTGGTGTGTCCTGATCCTGCGGTCGCCCATTGAACGGCTCTTTCTCAATGGGCTTCGTGCCATTGCAGTGCCCACACATCGACTTGGGCAGGCCCGTGTGGTAGCACTTCATGCTTTCCTCGGTTCTCCAATCGCCATCACACCACCATCAGCAGAAGCTCGCTTGCCCCATAGACCTTGGGTTCCCCACAAGATTCACATTCGTACCCGCGAGCATCTGCGCGAGCTTTGTAGTCCTCACGCTTCCCCACAACAGCGACGTTGAACGCCAATTCGATTGCCGCGTCGGCGTCATCGGCCACGATGCCAAGCACCGTGAATGACGTAAGCTCATCCGCAACGGATTCGATCAACACGTTCCACACCATCACGCACCTCTTTCAGCGCCGCAATCCCTGCACTTGGCCGTTGCTGCACGGTTGACAATCACCACATCGTGGCTTTGCCTCATCTCACACACGTTACAGTAGAGTTGATGCCTCAACACAATAGGCGTACGCTCAACCTTACGCTGTCTGCAGATCGGGCACCCGAGTCTCATCACCTCACGCTCTATCTCGCTGTGACACCTCGGGCACGTCACCAGAGAAGCGAGAGCACCTACGCGTGTCCACTCCATCGCGCACCTCAACCCTGACTAGCTCAACTGTAACCGGACTGTCAACCATTTGACATCCTCTGTCCACTATTCTGGACACTGGCACGGTTGTTGCCGATGAGGCGAGAGCGTAGGGTGTGCTGTCCCCTACGCTATGGCCCTACTTCGTGAACTTCGCGATCGCCGATGCCGCCCGCGCGAGTTGATCGACGTTGTTGAGCATCCCGAGTGTGCTCTGCTGTCCAAGGTCGAACGCTGCGCGCTTCTCCGACGCGAGACGCTCGTTTTCCTCGCGCTTCTTACTGTCGGCGTTTGCCTTGCGCTCTGCAGCGATACCTTTGACTTTCAGTTCCTCGGCTTCGTTGATCGCGTCACGCTGGACGTAAAGTGACGCTGTAACGGTAACGTAGTGGCCGTCGCCGATATCGACCATGACCTTACGTCGCGCGTTCACAAGTACGACACCAGCCTTATTGAAGTCTTCCGGCACGATAACCGTAAGACCCGCGATGGGAAGCGACACGATCTCGTCGCCCACGGTCGCGATGTCGATATGCGTGTCGTTTGCGCCAAGAACGTCCGTCTTCGCTTTCTGTCCGTATGCCATTGCTGTAATCCTTTCTGGGCGTCTACGCCCATTGCCTATGTCCTACGCCTAGGCTTGCGTGTGTGTGTGTGTGTGCGCTTCCGTTCCGCTTCCGAGAGAAAACCGCCGCTGCCGCTCTGTCTGCCAAGCCGATGCCAAGTGGGCTAAAGTACTGAGCCGATTGAAGTTAGCTCTGCTAGAGCTAGAACAGCTGAGCTATGAAAACTGTCTGCTTTCACTACTCGCTCGTCGAGCGGAATCGAGCGATCTCGTTTGTTTTCTATCAGTTAGGGCATGTTGACATTCAGTGTATGGATCTATTGCTGAGCTTCTACCCTACAGCTACGTCTATACCGTATGCTGACCGTCGGATGGCCAATCCAGCTCAGCAGTAGGGTCTGACCTTGCACCAGAATGCCTCTAGAACGAGCCACGATCGCGCCAGTTGAACGAGCGACAGGCCGGTAAGGGCCTAGCGGCGGGGGGAGCGAAAGTGAGGCGAAAGTAGGCGCCTAATGCGGACCTTCGCGAAACTTTCGGCGAATAGGCTCAGCGGAGACTGTAAGTTTCACGTGCTGAGAGAGTTAGACTCAGCACCCCACGTCTTACACCTACGCCTATGCCGTCCATATGACACGAACTGATTCAGCTGTACATAGTAGTACACGATGGCTCAGGACGGTACTCGCCACGCCTTCAGCGTACTCTTTGAGCCTAGAGCTAGAAGCCCAACCATAGGCAGTATGACTCCAGCCACCACCTTGGACAGCCACAAGTGCACTCTATGGTACATGGGGGGACACCCTCGGACTCTTTGGGACTCCTTGGCCCCCCCGGGGGTACTCGGCAGTAAAATTTTAATAGAATATGGCTGGGGTTACTGCTGAGCTTAGGATTTTCCCCTATATACATATAGTATTGGGAAAAAAAAGTTTTGTTCAACTTTTCACTTTCTCCCAGCTTGACTTCATTTCTGAGATATGTTAAAATGCCTCCCATGCTTAGTTTCATGTTTGCTATCTTCATTTTAGTCTATATTTATCTGAAAGTAGCCCACTAATAGTACCCTATTGACAACTCAGTACTACTTATGGTACAATATGCTCCACTTTCTTGATGTACAGAACTTCATAACCGCCCCACCGCTGACACGCTGTCCTAGCCTCCCAAGGTACCCACCGGGACGCGAGGGTGGGCAAATTTTTTGGGACACAGTTAAATAGCTGAGTTGGCGGTAACTAATCCCACCCTATATCATGTAATTTCTGTATAAAAATTTTTAATAATACTCAGCCTAATTCCACTATGTGGTTGCTGGGGCCGCGAGCACGGTCGTAACGTGCTGTCTGGACGGGTTAGCGGTGATAAATTACCCCACACATTGCGAATCGCCTGCTCACTTCTCCGACAGGGAACGTCATGGCCTGGACGTTAACTAGGCTTGCCGCAGCTGGGGGGTCGTTATCCTCGGACGCTCATAACGTCCTATAAGCCGGTTAGACTCCGGCAGTCTGCAACCATGCCCTACCGTTACAGCTGGTAGCCTTTCACATACTTGGGTGGATAGCCCAGGGTCATGGAGGTCATCTCGTGGAATTCGGGATGCAGGGCGCCAATTTATGGGCGAATTCGGCCTAAAGCCGTCTTAGATCCCTTACCTGACCTAGCCCAACGAGGCCGACGAGTGATCGTTATCGTCCACCATGCCCAGCAGTAACCGACCGACTGCACCAGAAGACACTATCGCGTAGTGCGGGGCTCCATTTAAGCAATGCAACCCAACCAGGATCTAGACCAATTTTTACACTCTCAAATCCAAAGGCTCCTAAACGAGCAGCACACACGAACCCAAACTGCAAATGTGTCTCCTGTGTCGCACGCCGTAGGCGCCAGGAAGCCCTCGTTATCCCAACTGGAGATGGAGGGGGACTTGTGGGTACCCAACCCAATCCGCCTAAGGAGACTGGGCTAACCATTCTCGACGTACGCTCCAGGGAGCGGGTAGCCGAATGGCTCAAACTACGCACCGACGAGCCAAACATCACCAACCGGGACGCAGCTCAGCGCCTTGGCATCCACCCATCAACCCTCAGTAGCGACATCTCTAAGGCCCTGAAGGATGGCTGGCTGAAGCTAACCGACCCCCTAGACCAAGTAGAACACCTCATTATCCCGAAGGTCCTCGAAAACCTTAACTACTTCCTCGACGCCCGCGACCAGAAGGTCACAATCGAAACCGCAAAAGGTACCATCTTTAAAGTCTTCCAAGACTCAAAGGGCATCAACGACGCTCCACAGACAGTATTAGCAATCAAGATGGAGCAGCCAGACACCTCAGCCCAACCAAGAGGTAAGATTGTGGGCAGACCAAGAATCATAGAAGGGGAAGTAAAATGATTGACATACTAATCATCATAATTGAAGTGTACGAATCCATCGTAGTAATCCTAGACTAACTGACGTTCGTCCCTTCGTAATGGGCCTTTTCACTAGGAGTAAACAGTGGAAATAATAGGTTTCATCATGATAGGACTGATGCTGGCAGTCGTCACTTATCAAAACCACCAACTGCTAAAGAATGGAGACAAACTGATGGCAACACTAGCAGACGTAAATGCAGCCCTAGATAAGGTAGCATCAGGGGTAGATGCACTAGAGACCCAAATTGCAGACCTTAAGGCTAAGGTTGCAGCTGGTAGTACTGTCTCTCAGGCAGATCTAGATGCTCTCTCAAACAGAGTATCAGCAATTTCAAACGACATCTCTGATACATCGGATCAGGGCTAACCACGAGGGGCCAGACTGCCTGGCCCCATTTTAAGCATTGGGAGTATAAGTTGCCCTGGAACGAAGTAATGCACAAGTACAAACACGGAGAGCTTCATTCTGGCTCCAAAAGTGGACCCAAGGTAAAGTCTCGTTCCCAAGCTGTCGCAATCATGTTGTCCGAAAAAAGAGCTGCGAAAGGCGGCAAGAAGGAATACAAGTCTCACGCCCTTGAAGCCCTGAAAAAGATAAAGAAATGAAAACACTAGTCACCCTACTCACATTCCTCGCCCTCTCCGTGGCCGTATCAGCTAAGCCCGTGGACTTCAATGGCTGCACCCTCGACAAGAAGGCAGTAGTTCTAGCAATTGACATAGATGACCAGAAGCTGGGAGCCAGCAAACATATCCAGGCAGTATTCTTCGAGGTAGCTGCTAAGCTATCCGCAGATGAGCTTTCCAGCGGCGCAGGCTACCGTGCATTCATGACCGCATTATCAGACACTGACAAAGACGCCATCAACACCTTCTACGGCCCTCCACAGGTCACAGGAGAATGTAAGTGAGTAAATATCCAGTAACATCCCGCACCGACGTTCTGCCCTCGAAAGAATCATTCCCAAAAAAGACAAAAGGCGAATCGTTTGATGAGGCTATGAATGCCCCAAACGATCCAAAGAAGCGCCACTCTCCAGAGTCATCCAACGTCACATATGACTACTGCAACGAGGATGTAGAAGAGTACGCTGACTATTACCTCCACAATAAAAACGACTACGAGAGCTAAATGGTTGTCGACATCGAGGGCCGTGGGGACAGCTATCGAATAAACCGTGGCCGAGTTCGTTCAATTCACGAACCATTCAATCCAGACAAGAAGTACTCTGAGGGTACGATTGTCAAATCAAAATCTGGAAAACACTATCAGTACATCAGTGGTTCGTGGCAAGAGTGGGATGCAGAATCAGGCAGTCCATCTGAAGCAGCTATTAAGGGACTGAGAGAAAGTTCACCAAAATAATGCCAAAATGGGCAAATTATCCCGCTGACCGCTTCATCTACCAGCCGGATCAGCAGGAATTCCTTGGAGCACGCCGCCTACGGTGGTGTAATCCATGCAAGAGTCCATACAACTCCCCACCAAATGCCTTCTGTCCCAACTGTGGACTGAAGGGTATCCGCCAGTTCGATAAACTCACTATTATCGCAGGCCGAAGGTGGGGGAAGTCACGTATCGGTAGTATCGCAGGCACCGAAGAAGCCACCATCCCAAACACCATCGGATGGGCCTGTGCTCCTACCAACCCAAAGCTCCATCGTTACGTCATCCCAGCTTTCCAACAACTTATCCCACCAGAATGGGTAAAGGAATGGTCCTCTGAGTTCAACGACCTTCGCCTCAAAAACGGCTCTCTCATCCACTTCCAAACCCTCGAAGATCCCGACCAGGGCCGAGGCCAGGGGCTAGATTGGCTGTGGATTGATGAAGTATGCGAACTCACCAAAGCTCACTGGGATGTCATCAGACCTTCTCTTGGAGATAAACAAGGTGGCTCCTTCTTTACTACCTCACCAAGAGGTTTTGATTGGGTATATAAAGAATTATTCAAACCAGCCAAAGACGGAACCCCAGGATACTGGGGCGTACATGCTCAGACCTGTGATAATCCAATCTTCCAAACTCCAGAAGGAGTAGAGTTCCTTGCTAGAGAAAAAGAGAGCATGTCCGACACGATGTACCGCCAAGAGTACGAGGCGGACTTCGTTATCTTCACAGGGGCCGTATATGGTGCGTTGGTTGATCCCCAGATCCTCAGAACCAACGAGGAGATCAAGCGAATCATCCCAGAGTGGCCCGAGATTGCCCAGTGGCGCCAGGTACTGGTCGGTATTGATACTGGAGCAGATCATCCATTCGGAGCAGTCAAGCTAGTTACCACCGAGAAGGGACTGGTAGTAGTAGGGGAATACCTCGAACGTCACAAGACCTTCATAGAACACAAAGGCAACCTCCTACGCCTTGCCAACAACCCAAATGCGAAGTGGAGCCTGAACAAGAACGAGCTTCAACCGCGCATCGAGTTGGCCCAAGCCCCAGACCGTATCATCACTCAAGCTGCCGAGAACGACATCGTAGCTGGCACTGAGAGAGTGAAGTCATGGCTGCACCAACGTCAGCTCTACTTCATCCAATCCCTCTGTCCTCTTACCATCGAGCAGATGAAATCATATAGGTGGGCGGAGAATGTCTCCCCTAAGGACGAAACAAAGCGTATCGAGAAGGTCCATAAAAAGGACGATGAACTTCCAGACTGTATCCGCTACGCAGTAATGACATATCCGCTCCTCCCGAATCCTGCCATCAACAACGACACACGTCGTGATATCTCTAAATTCTCCTCAGAAGACCAGGCAGTAATCGAGCGGATGCGAAGAATAGATAACCCCAAAGAGAAACCTGAAACTATAACCGGAGATTTCTGGGCCTAATGGCAACTACAGCATTAAGAACTATAACAATTACATACAGTGGTGATGTCTCGGGCACAGAAACCCTGAGCGCAGCTTCGAACGCCGCCTCCCCAGGATCTATTGAGATAAAGACCCTTTCCTCGGGCTTCAACTCTATCTCAGTTCCCACAGGTGGAACCACTGTAACAGCCTGTACAATCGTACCACCAACTGGTAACACCACCTCTATCATCGTGAAGGGGATAACAGGTGATACAGGAATACGTATACATAACACTGATCCAACTACCATCGCCATCGATTCATCAGTTACCACTATTGGTCTCACTGCTGGTGCTGGTATTACTGGTGTCAGACTGTATTGGAGCTAGATAATGTGGGTACCACGAGCGGTTGCGGACTGGTTTAAAATCAGTAAAGAATACGTCGATACTATCGTCACAGAGAACGCAGCTCTGAGGGCCGAGAACGCCTCACTAAAGCATCAGGTCCAGACTTCTAACATCCAATCCGACTGGCTACGAATGCAGGTTAACACCCTCCAACTGGAGCGCACAGCCCTTTTGGAGAAAGCTTACAACATCAAAGTTCCCACCCCTGAACTAGTCAGGACACCCGTGATAGGGGCCGAAACCAAGATGGAGGAGTTTACCTTCGAGGATATTGGTGACAAGCTAGCAAAGCAGTTCGGATACCCAACGTACGATACTAAACAGTAATGGCTATCGAACCAAATACCTTCAGCGTCGGCGCCCAACCAGGCTTACCACCTGGGGGTGAATACAATCCCAACGCTCAATCTGCAGCCTTACCTCAAGCTAATCCATTCGACGAGCGGCGTCTGCTCGATATGTTTGATAAGCTGAAGAGGGAAGCAATTGAGTATAGATGGATTTGGGAACGTGAATGGCTTCGTGACCTTTACTATGTAGCTAATCGTCAGTGGATTTTCTTCCACCCAACCCGCAGAGAGTGGGTAGATAAGCGCCTGCAGAAGTGGATTCCACGGCCAATCACGAATAAGATGGCCGAAATCCTTCAGTCCATCCGCACCAACCTGGGTGCTATTCAGCTACAAACAGTAGCTAGGCCAGTCGGAAACGACACCCAGAGTATAGCTGCGGCCGAGATTGCAGATCAGATGGCTCCTCTCATCCACGAGGAGCATCTGATGAATCAGGTGATGCGAGAGGCTGACTTCTGGCTCATCACCACAGGCAACGCAGTCCTACAAATCAGCTGGGACAAAGACACACGCACAAACATGATGTTCGTTCCAAACGAACAGTGTGGGCAGTGCGGAGCTGTACTTCCACCAGATGCTATTGTTCAAGCTGGACAAACATGTCCAAACTGTGGCTCATCTCAGTTTCAACCTGCGATGGGTCCAGACGGGAAGCCATCTGGACAATATCTACCATTCGGTAAGGGTAAAACCACAGCCCTATCCCCATTCGAGTACGCCTTCGCTCCCAACATTACCCGCTGGGATGACCTTCCATACCTGATTAGGCTGCGGTGGCGCGACAAACACTGGTTCGAGGCCAACAAGCCCGAACTTGTGAACAAGATTACATGGGAAAAGTCCCCATCAGACCGCTCCCTCCAGATATTCAAGTCCCTCGCACTAGCTAATGACGTAGGCACAGGCTCCCAGTTCGCCTACCTTGGCTCCTCAGGCTCTCACACAGTCGAAGGAGTCACTGAATACGAACTATGGATGAAGCCCACACCTGAGTTCCCACAAGGTTTAGTGATGCGAGTGATAGGGGACAAGTCTCCAATTCTGCTCCAAGTACCAGAAGAGGGCATTCCAGGGCCAATTCCATACAAAGACATCGAAGGTAGCCCGCTTTTCCCATTCGTCCACGCTCAATACGAGCACATGGGAGGTAGATTACTGGGCCGTTCGGCCATCTCTCCACTCATCACCAAGCAGGATCAGTTAAATCAGCTCGATTCTCTCATCCAACTCATCATCCAAAGGATGGCTAACCCGGTCTGGGTCGTTCCAGAGGGGGCAGGCATCGATCATTTCACCGGAGAACCCGGTTTGGTGATGAAGTGGAACCCTCTTGCAGTAGGTGGGCAGGGAAAACCTGAGCGTTTAGGTGGTCAAGAGGTCCCAACTTCTCTCTGGAACCTCCGTGAGCAGATTCTAAAGGACATCGAGGACCTTTCTGGAGCATTCGACATCCTAAAGGGCCAAAAACCAGCTGGAGTTGAGGCATTCAGTGCCCTCCAGCTCCTCGTCGAGAGGTCACAGTCACGTTTCGGCTCAGTTTTCCAGTCCAGGGGCGAGATGTATCGTCGTTGGTACTCCCTGGCACTCGAAATGGAGCGTCAATTTGGTCCACAGCAACGAGTTTGGGCCATTATTGGTGAGAATCGGGGCTACACGTTCCAACAGTTTGAAAATGCCCAACTTCAGGCACAAATCGCCATCAAAATCGAAGATGGCAGCACGATGCCCAAGACTGCACTGGGCAAAAGGGCCGCAATCGAGCAAGCAAACCAGCTTGGACTCCTGAATCCACAAGATCCAGACCAACGCTACGCCCTCCTGACCCAATTCGGCCTCTCCGACCTGTCTCCATCACTCGATATCCACGTCCAGGCAGCCCTACAGCTCCAAGACACCTTCGAAAGGTGGATAAAACAGCCAGTTGGACCCTCTCCACTCACTATAAAGCCCTGGCATGACCCTCTCATCCATTACAGCGAGCGGGTGAAGTGGCTAAACAGTGATCGGATGCGTGAGTTGATGGCTCAGAACCCAATGGTTGAGCAAATAGTCACAGCTCATCTCCAACTTCTCATGATGCTAGCTGCACCGCCCCAAGAGATAGGCCCAGATGGAAAACCGGTCGAACCTAAGGGCAAACCCGCTCAAGGCGGTGCAAAAGCCATGTCAAACTCTAATCAGAACTCCGGCTCTCCCGTTTCGGGGCAGCCAAAGGGCACAGGACAAGCCACTGCCCAGAAAGTCGGACCCGCTTAACCCGACAACCCATCACATCATGTCAGATGTGATAACTCCACGCGGAACTTGACCGCGAAACCAAAGGTAGAGTAAATGAACACATCGTTTCGCTTCTTAACCCATCTCACACAGTCACCAGAAGGTAAACTGTGGGACGAGGGGGACGCTGGACCGTCAGCGATACCAACGGCAGCCCCCGCACCGGCTCAGAGTGCTCCCGCTGCTCCAGTCGCAGCGACACCACCGACTGCCGCCCCTGTAGCGACACCACAGGCACCGGAGGGCTATGTTCCCTCTTATAGGATTCGTGAGACCAGAGAAGCAGCAATGCGTGAGGCAAACGAACAGTTTGCTGCACGAGAAGCTGAGTATCAGGGTCGATTGAATCAGATACAGTCTCAACTTCATGCCTTGGTAGGGGTTCAGCCTCCACCAAACCCTGAGGTTCACGCCGTCAAATCACAGTTTAGCCAACTATTCCCAAACCTGGCCAGACTAGAGGAACGCGGTGTGGACGTTTTAGATCTTCTAGAACGTGCTGGAGACCTGGAATCACAGAACAAGCACTACTGGCAGAGTTACGCATACCAGACTATGGATAGACTGTATGACCACGCCTCCAAGGCCCTCGGTGGACCACTCAACGAGGAAGCTAAGGGGCAACTTCATTCAGCCTTCACAGGTTTCGTACAGTCCTCACCAGAATTGACTGCTCGTTATGCCAGTGATCCAACACTAATTGAAGATTTTTGGCGAGCATTCACGTCCAGCTTCATTGACCCCGTTCGTCGCTCCGCTACCGCTACGGTAGCTGGCCGAGCTTCGGGTGCCCCTCCAATCCCACAGGATACTCCTAGTGGTGCTCCGAGGGCAACCCCAGCTCCCCAGCCAAACAACCTCGATGAACGAGCCGCTGCTGCTTGGGCACTATATCAATCTACAGCTAAGCCCTAACAACAGGTTAGGCAACAGGTAACATAATGTTATCAGCCTCCATGCGCTGGCTTTCACAGTTCACTCAGTCCCCTGAGGGAAAGCTGTGGGCGGGCGCAGATAAACAGGCCCTCGATGCCATCTTCAAGGAAGTCAAAGGCTTCCTGGTACAGTAATGTATCTGTAAAATTCACTTAAACTCGGGGAAAGCTGAAATGCTAATCCCGAACCAAGCTATACCCTGAACATGAACATTTCGGAAACTGACAAATCTTATATCGCTGGGCTCTTTGATGGTGAAGGTTGCATTGGATACTACAATGCCAATCCAAATCCTCAAGGAACTCCGTATTGTCATTCAAGTGTTCATATTAGCAATACCAATCAAAATGTTATTATTTGGGTTGGTAAGATTACTGGGATTGGAAGATCTTCCACTCAGAAGTTCAAGGACGGGAAACGAAGAACCGCCTATCAATGGCAGCTTTCTAAGAAAGCACAAGTTCGAGAGTTTCTCGAAGCAATTCGCCCTTACCTCCACGTCAAAGCAGAACAAGTAGATACACTTCTTGAATTATTTAAAAAAGAAGTTGGATATATCAAGAAACACGGAAGTGTTTCTTCTGAGGTTGCTGCTTTGAGGGTGGAAACAGTTGCCAAGTTAAAGGCACTGAAAAGGGCTACTTAATAGAAGGTCGAGAGACTGAATAGGTGAGATCCCACTGGGATCAAGATACAGTCCATCCCATATCGAATATGAAGATATGGATTAGAGCTTTGAAGAGGGCGTTGCTGAGGGTGTAAATAACAAGAATCCCCTACGGGACCTAATCAAGACAGAAAAGGTACCTTTCAGGGGTCGTGAGATTGTCCGTCTATCGCACACCTCACGTAACATCTCACCCATGTTCTCGGGTGAAGATACACTACTTGCTGACGCCGGTCAGCAGGGTTACTCACGGATGTTCGTGGATCAGCGCAAGCTGACTTCACGTATCCGTATGACCTGGGAAGTCATGCAGGACTCCACGTCGAACGAAGGAGCCTTCATCTCAGCACGTAAGTCCGAGATGCAGTACCTAATCGACGACATGGCCCGACGTGACGAGTACGCACTCAACTCAGACGGTCGAGGCGTTCTTGCATTCCTAAACGGTGCAGCAACTGGCGCAACTTGGCCAGTTGACAATCCAGGTGGAATCACCAATACTAACTTCGGAAACCGTTTCATTTCCGTCGGTATGCAGATTGGTGCAGTTAACCCAGCCTCTGGCGCTCTACGAACCTCAGTCCGTAGGGTAATAGCAGTAAACAACGCTGGCACTCAGGTAACCTTCGACGCCGCAACCTTCACTGGTTGGGCTGACAACGACTACCTGGTACAGGTTGCAAACTCAGCAGTAACCGACGTTCTCGACTCATCGTTCGAGCACGCCTGGTGGGGTTTGATGGCTCTAGTAGATGACGGCACGTACCGCGCATCCTACTATGGTCTAGACCGCACTGCGGTTCCAGCCTACTCCAGCTACGTGACCGCCTCAACTGGTGCTCTATCAACTGATTTGATTCAGCGTGTCAGCGACATTGTTGACCAGAAGCTGAACGGTAAGATCAGCATGATCCTAGCACATCACTCAACTCGACGCCTAGTCATCCAGCTAACGGATGCTGACCGTCGTTACACTCAAGCCTCTCTGTTGAGGCCAGACCCAGCCACTGTGGCGTTCAAGCAGGGCGACATTCCATTCGGTGATGTCCCAGTGCGAGCCCTCCGTGACTTCCCACTCGACGTGATGATTTTCCTTGACCTACAGAACGCAGGCTTCAAGGAGTACGTCAGCGAGCCTGGTAAGTGGGTCGATGAGGACGGCTCAGTCCTGTGGCGTGTCGGAACAGGCACCTCGGCTCGTGACGCCTTCGAAGCGTGGTATAGGATGAGGAAGCAGTACTTCCTTGAATATCCAGCATACTGCGCCAGACTCGACGGTATCACTGGTCAGAGCTTGGTTGTTCAGCGCGCAGCTGGTTCATAAAACTAGCATTCAATGGTGGATCATCCTTGTGGTGGTCCACCATCATTTAGGGAAAAAATGGAATACGTTACACTCGTCAATCGCACAAAAAGAGTTTTAGAGGGAACTTGGGATGGTCGGACCTATCAGGTTCAGCCTGGAGAAACCCCCAACCTACCTCTCGCAATCGCGGAAGCCATCAAGCGTCGGAACCCAGTGATGGGCTCAGACGACTTCACCACTGGTGAACTGCAGTACTTGGTTGGCATCAAAGAGCAGGGCGACCCCACGACTCCTATAGAACAGTCTAAGGAGATTGAATTGTTCAGCTCACGTAGACTTCGAGGAGCTGTGCCGGTGGTAGTTGTGCCAGGCGCAGGTGGATTATACACCCGCAATGACACCAACCCACCAATCAATGGCCCAGGCACTACTGATGTTGTAGGCTTCGAGAAGCCCTAGCCGTGACTAACTACATCCCCGACCAGAACAAGTTCAAACTGGCAGGACCCCCTACCTGGTGGCTACGACAATTATGGGATTTCGATAACTCCCTGGTAGTTGTGCCGAGTAGGCAGGGGTTCTATTACAGGCTAGCACAGCGCAGGAAGCCTGCATTATCGGCAAACATAGTGAATGATGTCTTGTTCAAAGAATCAGACACCAGGATGCTTGCCAGCTACCACTTGATTCCTGTCACCACCATTCTAGCTACTGCCAACTGGAGTAACCCCTACCTATTCGAGGAGCTTCGCAGGCGCGCACCACACCGCCTCGGAGGCCATGAGAAGGTGAATGCAATGCTGGAAGCCTACGACAAACAGGACGAGCTGGATGCTGCTGCAAAGCAGGACGAACATCTAACCAGTATCAGCAAGGATGCTTGGGGATTATACAACAAACGGATTGGTCTTAGGTCCCACATGTGGATACCACAGACCAAAGCGATCCACACCCGCTAAGGTGTTGGGGCTGACCATCACCAGTCTAAGCTGTGATGGCGATACCCCACGATGGGGTGAGATTAAACAATGGCTGTATCAACACAGAATGCTAACCTGGTCCGACAGAAGGCTTACAACGCCGTCTATTCACCACTAGGCACAACCACGTCCGCAATCAGCCCTTACCACTTCTACGCAATAAAGGCTTTCTTCCTTCATTGGGCAGCAAACAAGGGCAACCCTGACCTACAGTTCATTCCGTTCACAGCAGAGCAGGCAGTTACCAACCTAGGCACAGACCTAACAACTGGTGCTGGCACTCTCTATGTATGGTTTGCAAAGGCTCGTAGGACCACGGGTACCACAGCTGCATTCGTAGCTCTACACGATGCTGCAGACAACTCCGCTACAACCACAACCCTGGCGACCCAGAAAATCAACGCAACGGGTCAGCAGTATATTCTGGTTCATCCAAACGGAGTCCCGTTCGCAACCAGCTTGGCCATCTCGTCTGCAACCGCAGTTGGTGGTGCAACTGAGTCAGCAACCGCTGACGCAGCTGATGGGTTCGTAATCGTAAGCACATAACCTGAAGGAGTAGCACAATGAAGAAATATCTTATTGCTCTGCTCGTTGCAGCGTCGCTCGCGGTGGCTGCCAAAGAAGCATACGCGTGTATGTTTATTTGTCATCTAGATCCAAGCGGTCAACCATATTGTGAATGCTTGTGACTCAATCTGCGAGTATGACCTGTAAGACCTAAAATCTGGTTCAGCAGATCATCACTTAGCTACCGGAGACCCCCACAGCTGAACATGTGGGGAGTCCCAAGGTAGAGAGACTTTCAAATAAAATGCCTATTCAATATATTGTACGTAGATCGTCTGCGTTTCCTACTACAGCGAAAGCTAACGCAGCTCCTATCTATGTTGACTCTGATGACAATAAGCTAAAATTCAACGGAGCCGGTTCAGGCACAACGGAACTTGAGATTTCAGCCCAAGCCGCTTTTGCCTCCTACGCCGCAGATGGTGCCATTCCAGTTGTATCTGGAGTAGCATACCTAACTAAGGGTTCAGCTGGAGCCTACACTCTAGCAGCCCCCGGTGCATCTGGAATCGGTACCCGCATCACACTTACAACTGGTACTGACTTCGCTCACGTTGTAACCTTCACAGGTACAACCCTACAGGACGGTACTGCAGGCGCTAACAGTACTTGGACATCAGCAGCAGTCCAGGGCTCGTCCCTGACTGTGCTGGGAGTGACGGCCACAAAGTGGAACGTCGAGTCCTTCAACCTCGGTACAATAGCACCATAACAGATGGGGGACTTCGGTCCCCCCTCTTTTAAGGAATATAATGGCAAGTACTCACGTAAATCAACCCGTTCCAACCTCTGGAGCAAACGCAGCCGCCTCGACGCTGACTGCTGGTATCATATTTCCATCTCTTTCCAGAACGAACGCTACTTACAACTCAGACGACCTATTCAATCCCTGTGCTAAGGGTGTGCGTCTGTTTATAGATATCACTAGCGTTGGTGGTGCTGGAACCCTAGTAGTTAAGATCCAGTGCAAGGACCCACTAACTGACAATTATGTTGATATCACAACCGCTACTTCGGTATCATTCACAGCCACAGGAACTCGAACACTAACAGTCTATCCTGGCATCACAGCAGCTGTTGGTGGTGCTAACGGATCAACAGAGGCCAGCCAATTCATCTCCTCTCAGTGGAGAGTAGTAGCAACAGTTGGTACTAACGCTGTTACATTCTCTATCGGTGCAGACTACCTATTATAATGCTCCGCATTCACGAAGCTGGCACCAGGCTCTCATTCTCAGCGGATGAAGATCTCATCCTCCATGCTTCCGATCCACACTTCACTCGATGGCAGCTACTCTATAGATTCATAAGGCGACAATGGCATATGTTAGTGGACGAATATTCTCGGGTCAAGTCTCTGGTCTTACGGCCACTGCGCAGGCTGTAGCCACTAACCAGCCAAACTGCCGAGAGGCCCTAATTCAGTCCGATCCAGCTAATACCACCAACGTCCTCGTTGGTAGTGCCTTGTCACAGGATATCAAGCTTACCCCAGGACAAGCTGTCACCATCCCAATCATCTCACTATCACTTATATACATTAAGATGGCCAGCGGGACAGGGACAGTGAATTGGTTAACTAGAGACTAATGCCGCTATTATTCCTATCTGGCCCGTCGATAGCTGAGGCCATTTCAGGTAACACAGCTGGAACTCCATCTACAATTGGTGGAGGACTGTATGTTCTGGCCGGTGGAAGTAACATTACCCTCTCCCAGGATGGCAGCACCGTCTCCATCATTGGTGGGGCCGGTGGTGGAGGTGGAAGCCTAAACATAAGTGCAGGGACCACATCTAATAACCTAACTGCAGTCACCTTTAGTAATAGCAATGGAGTTAGCTTTGGCCTGAACGCCAGCACTATCACAGCCACAGTAAAAACTGATTACCTAACCAGCCAAAGCAACCAGAACGTCACGGCTGCCAATGGTGGCTTCGCGTTCCAAACACTCTCATTCAGTAACGCCAACAATTTTAGCTTTGGAACATCCGCTGGCTCAGCAATCACAGGTTCCTACACAGTCCCAACAGTCACCAACAGCTCGTGGACGGTTAGTGATAATGCCACGAGCGGCACGGTCGCCCGCTTGGCCTTTACGAACCTCAATGGAATTACCCTTTCACTATCAAGTGGGGCGGGTGGGTCTCATACCATAGTTGGTTCACATAATGCCTTGACCAGTCAATCCACCAACTTCAACGCCATCACCCTAGGTGGTAACACAGCAGGCACAACCACCTTCCACGCCACCAACAACAACACTATCTTCCTACATGGTGGAGCTAACATCACCCTAAGTGGAAATGGTTCATCAATTACTATCTCAGGTGGAGCAGGTGGGGGCGGGATAACTAATATTAACCTGAGCGCCGGAACTACCTCAAACAACCTTTCAGCCTTTACTTTAAGTAATAGCAACAACGTCTCGTTTGGTCTTAATGGTTCCACGGTAACAGCAACTGCCTCATTCAACCAAACTAATCAGTCAGCCATCAAGGCATTCGGAGCTACTAATACAGGTAACACTGCAGGAAACACCGGAGTGTCAACTGGTATCAATTGGGTCATAGCAGGCACCAACAACATCACAGTAAGTGAATCCACCGCAGCTGGAGGCCCAAACACTCTCTGGCTATCAGCTCCCAATGCTGGTGACACAGCTACAGTTTCAGGCTCATGGTTGCACCCACCGGGCGGGCAAACTGCGACATTGCAAGTTGCAACAGGTGGTAATGGCGTGTTCTTCCCGTGGTTTGTGGCTCAAAATTTGAGCTTCTCGCAGGTGAACCACTTCATCTGGCTATCGTTATCCACTTCGACGAATTCTAGCCACGCAGGAACCATTAGTCTCTCGGTTGTGCTCTATACGAAGTCTGGTTCAACATTATCCTCGGCGTCGTCTGGGTCACAGACGTATGCGTGGACAAACACCTCCAATAACTCCACAGGGCAGCTTAGTAATCTGAAGATGGTATCTGTTCCGGTGAATGCGGCCCTGACCCCCGGCGAGTATTGGATTGGATTCCGATCATCCACGTCGTCAGCCGGTGCGAATTGGTATACAGCATCCAATCTCGCCATATCGTATTTCGGCGTGAATTTCTTTGGCTCTTTCCTATCGAACTCTAATGCTTCAAATCAGGTGTATCCCGGTTGGGGTCAGTTCAGTAACGGAGTTGGCGCATCAGTGCCCTTTAGTCAAATCACTGGCGCGAATAACGCCACCCTGCTACGGGTCCCTGTGCTGAATTTTGTGAACTATACGGTCTAATGATTACCGCTTTTGTTCTCAGCATGAGTCCAAATGTAACTGGGGGGAATGGTGCCTCCATCGTCATCGAAATGGATGTGCTCTTTACGAACGATGGATCTCAGTATCGTGTGGGTGTTCCACTGAGTATATCTAACACCGACTCGCCTATCACATTGACTTCAAAAATTGCGGATGCCGTGAAGGCAGTGGGCTCCTCCCTTGGGATATCCCTAACAGGGGCATCCATTTTGGTATTCTCGGCTCCGACGGCTGCTCTCATCCTATGAAGCCCCAACTCGTCTCTCAGGACTTCGGCGGACTGCACAGCGCAAACATGGGCCTGACCTCCGCTCGTCTACTCAAGGGGGCCTCATGGAAGCGGCAGAGAATCATCGTCATCATCCCGGCTGCGGCCCTTATCCCCGCGAAGGCCGCGCTGTCTCACTGGAATCTTGCGTTTCCGCCCAATAATGGGGTGTTTCGTCTACTCGCGCAGGGGATGGAAGTTGGGGATGCCTACTCGACCGCGATTGAGCAGATTCTTGCCCACCCCGAGCTATCGACATGGGAATACATCCTCACGCTGGAGCAGGACAATCTTCCCCCGATGGATGGGGTCATCAGCCTGCTCGCCCAGATGGAGGCCCACCCGGAGTATTCGTGTATCGGGGGCCTCTACTTCACGAAGGGGGAGGGTGGGGTGGCCCAGATTTGGGGAGACCCGACTGACCCGGTGGTGAACTTCCGGCCGCAGGTGCCACGTGCTGGGGAACTACAGGAGTGCTGTGGGACGGGGATGGGCTTCAACCTATGGCGCCTTAAAATGTTCAAGGACCCCAAGCTAAGAAAGCCCTGGTTCAAAACCTTAGCAGGCAAGGAAGGCATAGGCACCCAGGACCTGTATGCGTGGGGAGATTTCAGAAAGCACGGCTATCGCTGTGCTATAGATTGTAGTGTGCGGGTAGGGCATTTAGACCCCGTTAGTGATGTCGTATGGTAAGGAGAACGGATGGCGCGGAAACGAAAATCGGAACCGGAACTACTCAAGCTAGACTTCGGATGTGGACCAAACAAGCGTGACGGATTCAAAGGCGTAGATTGTATAGATTTTAAGGGCGTAGATTACGTTCTTGACCTAACCAAACTCCCCTGGCCCTGGCTAGACAATTCAGTAGCAGAGGCCCACGCCTCTCATTTCATAGAGCACCTTACAGCGTCCCAGCGTATTGATTTCTGTAACGAACTCTATCGCATCCTGGTTCCGAATGGGGTCTGCACAATCATTGTTCCACACTGGGCCTCCTGTCGTGCTTACGGTGACCTAACTCATCAGTGGCCTCCAGTATCAGAATTCTGGTTCTACTACTTAAACAAGGACTGGCGAGCATCGAATGCACCACACAACAACAAGTATAACTGCCACTTCGAGGCCCAATGGGGATACTCCCTCAGGGATGATTTGTTAGTCAGAAGCCAGGAATACCAGCAGTTTGCAATCAGTAATTATAAGGAAGTCTGTTCTGATATAATTGCTACCTTAACCAAGAAATAACTGGAGCGGAAATGGTTGATTACGTCGTCAAAGAATACGAGCCCGACCCGTTGCATGTAGAACAACTAGTAAAAGCAGCCATGTCAGCTATGGAGAATGCCTCCATCCCTGACGTTACCTCTCCTGCTGATGTTCTGTCAGCTTGCTTTACTATCCTAGATCGTATGCTCAATGCGATGAGTAAGCTCCAGTCCCCTGAGGATAGAGCTGTGAATGTTAAAGAGATAGCTAGAATCCTAGACGACTTCAAGGTATCTCACGGAAAGCTTCCAAATTAATGGCCACACTCCTGTCATCAATCGAAACCCAAGCCAGGCGTCATCTGAATGAACCTACGGCCAATTTCTGGTCCTCAGCTGAACTCATAGATATCATCAACAACGGCATCAAGGACCTGTGGCGTGACATAGTTGATCTGAAGCAGGAGCACTACCTAACTGTAGATCCTACTAACGTCACCTTAGCAGCCTCAGCTACCACACTGAGTGGTGTTCCAACAGATGTCCACAAAGTATACCTGCTTGAGCCCCGCGACACTACCTCTACTTCATCCAACTTCGGCCTAATCTTCCTGCCAATGGACTATAACCATCACATCTTCCGGGCAGCGAGAATGATGGACCCAATCGACCCCTCTAACGCAGTCATCTACTACTCAGTCCAGGGCGCGGGTTCTCCAGTGGATGCTCCAGTTATCAGGATAGGCCCTAAAGTTACCAGCGCAGTCAACCTCACCTTCTCATACGTCCCAACCCTGACTGCAAAAGTAGCGTCAGAGTATGTCCCTATTCCTGGGGAAGCAGACCAGGCTCTAGTAGCCTACACAGTAGCATTCGCCAGGGCCAAAGAACGAGATGACCGTTCAGTTGATCCAGACTGGATCACTGTATACGCCACCGAGAAGCAGCACATCCTGGAATCTCTAGGACTCAGAAACTACCAGGAAGACACCGTGACTGACGCATTCTTTGAGGAGTATTGGGGCTAATGTCTGAGGGAAAGATTGCTGTCTACTCTCTTGGTAAGAAGGGAGTAAACGTAGACCAGAACCAGCTCCAGCTTGAAGATGATGAGTTCACGAAGGCCCAGAACGTCATAGGTGACCCACTTGGAGCTGACGCTGGAATTAAGAACAGACCGGGAATCATTAAATTCAACAGCACCGCCGCTGCTGGCTCTATTCTGGGCGGTATTGGTGTACCTTTATTCAACCAACTAGACTCTACCAGTATCCACACATTCTACTTTGCTCGCACCGGCGCAGTAGGTTGGAGGAAGTCGACAGACGCATGGGCTACAGGCTCTAACACCAGCGGGACACCCGCTGGACTAAGATCATCTGGTGCCTCCCCAGTCTCAGACTTCAACGTGAGCACAAGCCATAACGGTCATCCAGGATGTGTATCAAACAACAGACTCTACTATGCCGGAAACGACTTCACAGCCGGATCAACCAGTCCAACCGTTAGGGTGTTTGATGGAGTTGTTGATAAGCAGTTCTGTCGTATTCCTTATAACCCAGATGTAGGAGTAGGAACATTTTCTAGGGGAGTTGTTAGTATGCTAGCTGCTAACAACACCATCTACATCGCGACACTAGACGGCGGAACGACTGACGGAGACTTCCGTGGTCGCGTGTTCCAGATGAACCCTGACAACGCGGCCCTTACACAAATCGGACCAACCATTACAACCGGTCACGTCCCTTACTCTTTATGGTATTATCTTGGTCGTCTCTGGTTGGGCACAGCTCGTAGGACACATTCTAACCTAGCCAACATATATTGGATTCGCCCGCTCGTTGACACAGCCTGGGCTCTTGATGTAACAATGCCCACCGGGCAGTTCATTGTTACACAGATGGCTACTTATAAGGGTGAGCTTTATGTCACTACTGTATCAAACCTGGGCAACTCAGGTCAGATAAGAAAGCGCACAACGCTAGGGGTATGGTCTCTAATTGATATATCAACCTCTACTGCTGATAACGATGGGTTCTACTCGATAGTTGAATTCAGCGGTAACCTATACTCAGGCTCCACTGGTACCGCACAGAAAGTCATCCGTAAGTGGGACGGAACCACAGGATCTACTGTGTTCAGCTCTGCTACTGCAGGTCAGCTAAACAACGCTTACGTCCACAACGGACGTATCTATATAAGTTCAGGAACCACCTCTGGTGGCAGCACTGACGACTTAGTGAGCAGTGCAAACGGAACCTCCTGGACCAGCCACACAACAGCTCTCAATGGTGACGAGGGTCAGGGCGTCTTCGTGGCGCTTACATCATAATGGCTTTTACAATCATCCAAGCCGGAACATCCCTACAGTTTGTTAACACGGCTGGAAGTATAACTACACTAACCCTTCCATCTGGTGTTACACTCGATAGCACCCTGCTCCCAAGGTGGGCCATATTTGGCCGCTACGTTGTCTTGGTGAATAGCGTAAGTCGCCCAGTGATAATCGATGGAGCTGGGGTTGTAAGGGTCCTGTCTCCAAAACCTCCACGTACAACAATCACATTGAGTGGAGCTGCAGGTGGGTCGCTAACTGGCACATACACAGTTAAACAAACATTCCGTATCAAGGATGCGGACGGAAACATTATCACCCAGAGTGACTATGGTCTGCCGAGCGCAGCGGTCGCCATCTCAGGTCAATATCTAAAGGCCGACGGCTTAGACATCTCCGAGGATGACGTAACCGAGACACTTCTCTACCGAACAACAACTGGCGGGTCTACCTACTTCCCCTGGATTGTCGTAGATGGCAACACCCAAACCAGTATTCAGGACGATTTATCCGATGCATCCCTTCAGCTCCTCTCTGCTGCAACACTAGGAACATCACCCGACCTGTCTCTGGTAGCAGAATGGCGTGGTAGGTTGTGGGGAGTTTCGAAGATAGCAATTGAGTTCCTACGATTCTCTGAGGCCAGCGCAATGTATGCTTGGCCCACTGCCAACTCCATCCTGATTCCAAGGCTAGGTGAAGATACCAGGGGCATCATCTCATTGATAGCCAGGAGAGAGGCCCTGGGGGTTGGACGCCGTAACTCTATCCACCAGATCACTGGAACCAGTTCAAGTGATTTCAGACCAGTAAAGCTGTCTGAGAACGTCGGCGTAGAGTCTAACGAGTCAGTTAAAGTGTATAGGGATGTAGCCTACTGGTTGTGGAAAGATGGCGTCTACCAGTGGGACTCGAATGGGATAAAGTCCATCTCCGATAACAAAGTAAGAAGCTGGTTCTCCACCGACACCTATTTTAACCGCGCCAGATTCCAAAATGCCTTCGCTATTGTCGATCCAATCAGGAACAGATATAAGTTGTTCCTGGCAGCTGCGGGCTCATCTGTTGAAAACCGGTGGGTCGAGTATGACATCGAGAACAAAACCTGGTGGGGACCACACAAATGTGACGTGAATGGCTGGACTCCAACCTGCTCCTTCGTCATGCCAGATGCCAACGACACCCTCCTACCAACCATTGGAACCAGTAATGGTTTCATGTGGAAGGAACGAACGGACGCCGTGGATGACCTGGCAACCGGCATCGCCATCGACGTAGATACCAAGTTTATGGACGGCTCCTCACCAGACATCGACAAACACTTTGGTGAGCTATCAATTCTAGGTAAGGCGCAGTCTTCCGGGACTATAGCAGTTGTTCCCACAATAGGATACCTAAACAGTTCCCCTGGTGGAACCATAAACTACGACATGACCAAAGGAAGACAGAGACTACGTAGGCTTGGGAATGGTAAGATGGTCAAACTTAACCTCCAGCACTCAGCCGCTAACGAGCCAATTGAAATTTATGGCATCGAGATTCCCTTCGTTGAACTAGGACGCAGATAATGGCACCGCGTTCACAACCATTCCGCCTCCAGAATCCACTTGATGCCGAACAGGTCGAGTGGATTGACACGATGCTTCAGGAGCTTTACGATGATGTCAGGAATGGTTCAATTACCTTACCAGACAACATCAACGGCACCCTGAACGTACTGCATGGTGGTACAGGATCTACGTCGTTCTCTGGCGGTTCCGTTATATTCAGTAATGGCACGATCCTTACACAAGATAACGCCAACCTGTTCTGGGATGACACCAACAACCGCTTGGGTATCGGCACCGCTGCACCAACCGTCACGCTGGATGTGAACGGTGGTGTGCTTGTTCGTAATGGTGGTGATTTCGTTGTCAACAGCACCAACTCGGCATTTGGCAAAAATGGCGCACTACTTACTACTGCAGTTATGCGTATCGGTAGTGGTAGTACGGCGTCGGGGTTCGAGAGCCTGTCTGCCTCGTCAGGTAGCCTGACTGGTGTCAACTATGGTGCCGTTCTAAAAGCTGACGGAGGAAACAATCTTGCGCATACCGCGCTGAGTATTACTCCTATTTCGACAGCGGACGCAGCTAGAACCGTAACAACTCAGTATGGTGTGCGTGTATTTGCGCCTGCGAACGACTTGAATGTTGCTGTCACAAATGCCTATGGACTTCACGTTGCAGTCCCGACTGGGGCGACAACCGTCAACGCCGCTGCGTTCTTTGGTGGAGCTACTGGTATCGGTGTGAGCGCCCCTACAGCCTCACTGCATATTCAGGCCAGCAGTGCTGCTGCGTCTAGTGCTCCCATCAAACTGACCTCTGGCACGGTCATGACCAGCCCAGAAGCTGGTGCTATCGAATTCACCACCGACGACTTCTTCGCAACCATAACGACCGGACCAGCGCGTAAGGGCTTCGTGCTGGATAATGGTAGTCGACTAACGAGTGGGCGGGTTCCATTCGCGACAACGAATGGTCGGCTGGTAGACGATGCCGATATGACCTTTGCAACTGACACACTGACAGTTGCTAAGGCTATTATCAGTGCTGGCACACTCGACGTGGGTGTAGCAGGGTCCGCCAAGGGTACTCTCAAGCTTTCAGGTAATACGTCGGGCACTATCACGGTTCAGCCTCTAGCAGCTGCTGGTACGTATACAATCACACTACCTGGTGCTCAGGGTGCGAGTGGTGAGGTACTGCAGAACGATGGTAGCGGCAACCTATCGTGGGTTGCAATGTCTGGTGCGAGCGTCAATGGTGTTACAACCACCAGCACGGGCACACAGAACGACTTCGCGCCTGCTAGCATCACATACGCTGAGGGCCTTGTCTCGTACCTGCGATGCAACAATGCCTCGCTGCTGACCATTACGGGTCTGGCGAATGGTGTCGATGGTGCCTTTCTCTACATTTACAGTATTGGAGCTGGTCAGGTTGACTTCACGCACCAGGACGCAGGCAGTTCGGCAGCGAATCGCCTTATCAACAGTGCGACGAGTGGACCTACGTCTCTGGCAGCCGGTGCTGGCGCAGCACTATTCAAATATGACGGCACCTCATCGCGGTGGCGTCTAGTCCAGCATTATCAAGGTGACTGGATTTCAGTTGCCTATAACTCGGGAGATTTCACAGCCACGACAGGAACATGGACCGTAGATTCGGGCGATTTACTTGGATTTCGATACATGCTGGTTGGTCGCAGCATGACTGTTTCAGTTGTAATCACCAATTCATCCGTTAGTTCTGCAACGTTTCGATTGTTTGTGGCCATTCCATCAACGTTTACCATTTCGTCTACAGTCAACACAATTGGCTATGGTAATCAAGGTACTGCTACGGCAACAATTACACAGGTTAATAGTAGCGTGAGCACTACCGATATCGGTATTCTAAGGTTAGATTTGTCTAACTGGGCCACCAGTACTAATGGTACTGATGAGTCATTCACAATCATCTTCCCGGTAGACTAATGGCGAACTACGCAGAGTTCACGACAACACGCACATCTCCTCCAGACCCTGATGCCCTGCTAAACGCAGTACGAACAGTTACTGGAGACCCGACTGCTGTGTTGTCAAATGGAATTGCTGAGAGTGTGTGGAAAGGTAAGAAAACGAATCCTTGGAGTCCAAGCGACATCAGTGGAGTTCAAAATGCCCTTGACACAGTTGCAGATGACTCCCCCCAGAAGCAGGCGCAGCGCCAGATAGACCGGATGCCACTTATGCTTAAGGCTATCCTGTTGACTCT